CGACCGTCAGCGCTTGCGAGACCTCGTCGAGCGCGTCGCCCTGGACGAGGCCCGTGTCGATGATGGCTCCGGTCTCGATGTAGACAGCCCGAGAGCCGACACGGTCCGACTCCGCGAAGAGCTCGCCCTCACTCCGGACCTCCGGGACGACGAGGAGCCGGAGCCCTGGGGCGTGACTCGGCTCGAGCGCCGCGAGGAGAGGCCCCATCGCCTCGACTAGGGTCTCTACGCTCACGCCTGCTGACCCGCCGTCGAGCGCTGCGCCGCCGCGCCGACAATCTCCGCGAGGACCGCGTTAAGGTCCTCGACGTTTCGCGGAGAGACTCCGAGCCACTCCCGCTTCGCATTGACCGCGCTCGCGTATGCGGTCGCCGAGCCCCGCACCTCGATGCGCGCCTGGTTAGTCGTCGTCCGCGTGACCCGCAGACTCCGCGAGAGTTGACCCGAGAGGATGAGGTCGACCTCGACGGACCCCTCGGTTAGACCCTTGCGGCTCTCCGCCTTGTATTGACGGTAGCCGTCCGGGTAGTAGCGCCCGACCGCTTCGCCCTTCTTCGGTCCTCGACGACCTATCCACTCTGTCCCGCCCTTGGGCTTGAGTCTCCGAGCGGTCTCCGAGGCGTAGTAGACGACGCGAGGCTTTTCCGAGTAGCCGTCGAACCGCGAGTCTTTGACGTCGAGACCCTCGAAAAAGGCGCGCTGAATGATGCTCGCTCGGAGCGTCTCCGCGATGTCGCGCATCGCCGCCTCGTCGATGAAGTAGCGCGGGAACTTCGTCAGGTCGATTTTGACTTTGACGCCCATTAGCGCTCGTCCGTTACGCGAGCGCGGTCGATGGGATAGGGAGCCGCGTCCGTCACGAAGTCGACGACCCCGCGATTCGTGAACGTGCTCCCGATGCGAGAGGTCATCCGCGAGACGACCGCCGCGAGCTGTTCGCCTGGGTCGACCGCCCCGTTACGGTCGAGGTCGGACCAGTCGACGAGGGCGAGCTGCGCCTCGAGCTCCGCGACCGCCCGCTCCCGGTAGTAGGTCGCGAGGGTCGTCCGGTCCTGTCCTCCGACCATCGTCCCGTCGAGGATGTTCGCCGCCGCGAGGTAGGCGTGAGACCTCGCGAACGCTCGACCCGGGAGAACGTCCTCGACGCGCGGAGCGATGCGCGTCCGGATGAGCCCGATGAGCTCGTCGAGCGCCGCCTCCCGCTGGGCCCTCCAGCTCGACTGCCCGACCGGACGAGTCCGGAGGTCCGGGACATAGCCGAGGAGGTCCGCGTCTCCGAGCTCCGTCCCGAAAGCCATCGCGACGACGTGGAGGACGTCTCGGTCTCGACGATAGTCGATAGCCTCGCCGCTGATAGGGTCCGAGGCCGTGTAGTCCACGGTCCAGCGGATGCCCCGCGTCGGGGTCGCCGGTAGGTCTCCGGACGGGATGGTCGCCGAGTATTCCGACCAGTAGAGGGTCGGGCTCGACGTCACGATGTCGACCGGGAGAGGGAGCGGCTCCGCGAGCTCAAGGACGCCCGTCCCCGCGACGATGGAGACGACGCGGACGACCCGCACCGGAGCGCCGACGATGCCCTCTCCGCGGAGGACCGCGGGAGACGGAGAGCCTATCGCAGACAGCGCCGCGAATGACCCGGAGAGGCCCCATGTCACCGTGAGCGAGCGACGGTCCGCAGAGATAGCCGAGACCGTATCGGGAGACCTGGTCGCCGTGAGCGCGTAGGTCTGAGACCCCGCGGGCCAGTCGACGACGAGAGACGGAGCCGCGACGACGTAGCCATCCGGAGCCGCCCAGCGGAATCGATGAGAGAGTCCCGTGATGAGCTTTCGCGCGGTCATGCCGACACCCTACCACAGACCGCCGCGAGAGTCACCGCGCCGCGGAGTTAGCCGCTCGGACGTCCGCCTCGGTCGCCTCTTTGTAGCCCCATCGCTTCGCCTGGCTGAGAGGGACCGCGAGCCATGAATGGCGACAGTTGTATCCGCCGCCCGACTCTAAGGGATGGGGGAGCCCGGTCTGATTGTTGTCGAGCCGCCGGACGAGGTCCCTCGAAAACCAGAGCCCGACGCAGACCTCGCAAAAGGGCCGCGTGAGCCCGTCGTCCGGGCCCCCGTAGGCATAGCCGACCGGGAGGTCTGTCGTGTCCGCGTAGGCGTTCGCCAACGCTCGAGCATAGATCGCGGTCTGGGTCCGAGCCTCCGTCGATGCTCGCTCGAGGGAGACCCCGAGACGGTCCGAGAGGCGGGACGATAGCTCCGTGAGGCTCTCGAGGCGGTAGCCCTCCCGCATGAGCGGGACGAGCTCCGTCGAGAGCGTGAGATTCATCGCCCGGAAAGCGTCGACCGCGTCCCGCTGCGCCGCGTCGATGATGGTCGCGAGCTCCTCGACATCGACGACGGTCTCGGGGTCGAGCCCGACCTCCCGGAGGAAATCCGGAGTCGCGCGCTCGATGGCGTCGAGACCGTCGAGCCACTGGTCTTGTATTTCGCCCGTCTCGTCCGCGACCGCCGCCGCGACTTGGTCGAGCTGGAGAGCGAGAATCCCCGCGCGCCAGTCGCCGCCGCCCGCATCCGTCGCGAGCTCGAGGAGTCGGTCGCGTAGCGAGTCACGGAGCCCGACGAGCTCCGCGCCGATACGATTCCCCAAGCGGTCGAGGTCCGCCTGACGACGTCGGAGCGCCGCGCGGATGTCCGCCGGGATTGCCACTTAGCCCTTGCGCTTACGCGACACGAGGACTTTGGGCGCAGATAAAGGGACGTCGACCGGAGCCACGTCCGAGGGCCCGCCCGCCTCGAGGATGGAAGCGATGACCGCCTCGACCTCTGGAGGCGCCCGGTACTCGAGGAGGATCGCGTCCGACCCTAGCAGCCGCGAGGCCGCGAGCCACTGCTCCCGCGTCATGTCGACCTCCACGGGAGCATTGTAGAACCCGAGACGAGGAAGAGGACGGAGGAGACGGACGCGGGCTCCCATTAGGCGACGACCGCCGTCACCAAATAGCCGAGGTTCGCGTCGGTCACGACCTCGTCGGAGTAGACCTCCGCCGCGACGATGGTCCCGACCGCCTGGGGAGGAGCCGTCTCGTAAGAGCGGACGGAGATGGGGAGGGCGATGCCATCCATGCTGACGCCCTGACCCGAGAGTCCGTCCTCGACGAGGAGGAGCGCCGCGACCGCGCGCGTCATGATGTCGCCCGACGCATTCGCGACCGAGTCCGCACCCTCGAGGCAGCCCATCCAGAGGCTCTTCCCCCAGATGTAGGAGCTCGCGAAAGTCACGCCGTCCGCGCTGGTCTGCTTGCGACCGCCGCCGATGATGAGGCTCAAGCCGAGCTCCGCGCGGACCATGTCCACGAGGAAAGCGTCGGAGGCGACCTGACGAGCCGCCGGAGCCGCGCCGCTCGTGACGACGCGGATGCCCGAGGCCGCGAGGCTGATAGCCATAGCGTCCGCGACCTCGCGACCCATGATGACCGTGTCAGCGTCCCGCCCGTAGGCCTGAGCGCGGAGGATGGTCTTCAGGAGGTGGAGGTCCTGCATCGGGGTCGCCGTGACCGTCGTCGACCACTGCGAGCCCGCGCCCGGGACCGCGCCGAGGGCCGCGTCGGGCCAGTTCGCCGTCGAGAAGAAGAGGTCCGCCGTGCGGGTCTCCATGTCGAGGGCGAGCTTACGACCGATTGCGCCCGCCTCGCGCTCGCTCAGGTCCGTCGGGAACTGCGACCGCTGGGAGAGCTTCGTCGGGATGACGTCGCTCGCGAGCTTGTATTCCTCACAGCTGTACAACACGGTCGTCGGAGCGCCGAGAGCGCGCCGCGGGTAGTCCGCGCCGAGAGCCGTCGCGACGACCTGGGGCGAGCCCATGTAGCCCGAGGAGGCCTCGACGAAGATCGTCCCGCGATGAGCGGTCGGGGCGACCTGCTGAATCGGGAGCTTGGGGAAGACCAGACCCGCCACGCTCTGAGCCGCGCCGATGGCCGCGCCCGAGAGGATGGGGGAGACTGGGGCGAGCTGAGACAAGTTAGCTGCGCTCATGATGCGTTACCTCAGGGGAAGATGGAGTGGTGAATGTTGAGCTCAGCGGTCGCGCCGTCAGCGGTCGCGCCCGTCGAGGTCGAGCCGCTCAGGACGACGCCGATGATACGGTCGCCCGACGCCGCCGCGACGAGCTTGCCCGAGGCGTTCGCCGTAACGAACTTGCCCGGGTCGATGGCGCCCGACGCGACCGCGAACGGACACACGCCGAGGAGCTGGACGTCAATGACGTCGCCCGCGACGCCGCTCGTCAGAGCCACGCCGAGGAGGTACTCGCCCGCGCCCGTCGCCTGAGCCGCCGCCGCGATGCCGCCGCTCAGACCGTCCGCCTTGACGATGCGACCGCGCGTCACGGTCCCCGTGAGGCGGTAGCTCTTGATGCTCTGGAGACCATTCACGCTTGCCATTTTACGCCCCCTGCTTCATGCCGCGGAATCGCGACAACATGTCATTAGCGCGGGCCACCTCAGCCGCGCGCGGATCCTGCTTGACCTGCTCGACGTCCGCCGCCGCGCCGCCGTGACCGACCGGGCTCGCGACCGCGACGATAGGCGAGAGGTCCGAGAGCATCGCCCCGACCTCCTCGACCCCGAGGCGAACCGCCCGCTCGACCCACTCACCGCGCCGCGCCTGGGGGATGCGCCCCGCCGAGACGTGAGTCTCGACCATGCGCTCCGCGTCGCGCTTCTGGAGCTCCGCGGTCGCGCTCTGCGCCGCGGTCGCCGCCGCCTCGAGCTGAGCGCGGACCGCGTTCAGCTCCGTCGTGAGCGCCTCGACCTGAGCGTCGAGCGCCTTCTTCTCCTCGCTCATGTCGAGGGCCTCCATGTCTCCGTCTGAGGTAGACGCGGAGGCCGTGACGGTCCGGACACGCCGCGCATAGTCGAGAGGCATCGAGCCTCCCAAAAACATCCAGTCGTCGGACTCGGACGCGATACGGTCCGCGAGTCCTCGAGAGACAGCCTCCGCCGCACCGTAGACGGACCCATCGCCGAGAGCCTCGACGGTCGTCCCGCGGTCCGCGGCAATCTCGCTCAGCATGACGCCCGCCATCTCGTCGACGCGCCTCTGGAGGCCCGCGATGTAGTCCGCATCGTCGACGGACGCGCGCTTTCGCGGAGTCTGACTCGAGACGACCTCAACCGTCTGACCCTGCTCCGCGTCGCGGTAGAGGGTCGTGATGACGCCTACCGAGCCTAGCTGAGCGAGAGGAGACGCGACGATCTCGTCCGCCGCCGCCGCGACCCAGAGAGCCGCACTAGCAGCCATCCCGGAGACGTAGGCGACGACGTAAATCCCAGCGTCGCGAGCTCGAGCGATGGCGCGTCGAGTCTCCCGGACTCCCGAGACGTAGCCGCCCGGGGAGTCGACATGGAGGACGACCGTCCGCTCGCCCTGAAGCTGAGCGCGTCGGAGCTCCATCCGGGCTCCGTAGTAATCCATCGGATAGAGAGGGCCCTCGACGTGCACGACCGAGAGCGCGCCCTCGATGTGTCGTCGAGGAGCGCCCGACATGAGCGCGCCGACGTGACTCGGCTCGACAGCCATCGCCGAGACGCCCGGCTGGACCCGAGCGCCCGTGTCGCCGCCCTGGTCGAGCTCCCGAGCGCGTCGGATGAGGTAAACCTGTTGGAGACCCTCGACCCAGTCCTCGCCCGGGTCGCCGCCCCAGAGGAGCCACGCGACATAACCGGGGGACTCGGAGCCCGGGACGTCGTCGACGCCCTCCTCCCAGTCGCCCTCATGCCTCGCGAACCAGGCCGGAGCCTCGACCGTCGCCCACTCCTCCGACTGAGGCTCGCCCGCCGCGATGCTATTCGCTCGACGGATGGTCTCCGGATTAGGTTCGCCGCTCTTCCCGGCTTCGTGGAGCTCGACGCCCAGACGCGCCGCGTCGCGGACCGCCTCGGGAGGAGTGAGCTCGTCCTGAGTGAGGAGAGGCATTAGACGCCCTCGGGGATAGGTGAGGATGGAGGAGAGAGAGGAGCCGGACGGAGAGTCCGACCGAGACGCTCACGCTCGGAGCGGACCTCCGCCGCACGGGTCGGAGCCGGGAGCTCGAGCGCCTGACGGATAGCCCGCTCGTCCTCCGCGCTCGGAGTGATGACCCCAGCGGAGAGGAGCGAGACGACGTCGCCGACTTTCTCGACCCAGAGGTTCGAGCGGATGCCCGAGTACGTCAGACGCGGGAGCTCGTCGAGCGGGATGGGCCCGATGTTCGCGAGGACGATAGCGCGGAGGTATCCCGCGAGGCCCTCGGAGACCCATTGACAGAGGTCGCCCGCCATCTGCGCCGCGAGCTCCGCGTGAGTCTGAGCCGTCGCGTAGGCGCCCGACGAGGTCGACGACCCGAGGGCGAGATGTTGAGCATAGAACGCCTGGAGGATTTCTCGGCTGAGAGCTTCGATGGTCGCGTTGAGGCCCTCGACCGAGGATGGAGCCGAGAACGTCAGCGTCGCCCACGATGGGAGGACGAGCGCGCTCTCCTCATGTGAGGTATATCGCCGGAGCGTCTCGAGGAGCTCATCGCGAGCCGCCTCATACTCCGTCGCGCTCGGAGCCGAGCCATTAATACGGGCGAGCCGCTCCTCGTCGATGGAGATGGTCGGAGTCGGGACCGCGTAGCGCTGAGAGAGGACTTGGCGGAGTTGCGCCGCCCGTCGGTAGTCTTGCGCGAGCGGCTCGACCTGACGGAGGAGACCGACGCCCTCGACGCCCTCGGAGAGCGAGGGCCAGACGAGGTGTACGAGGCGCTCGTAAGGGATGCGGACATCGCCGACGCTCGACAGACCGCCGGGCTCCCGGAGCCACTGGTCGACCGCGACGAGGCGTCGCCCTTCATAGACCCACCGACGGATGCTCGACTGGTCGCGGGGCTCTAGGTCGATATAGGTCGTCCCTTGGTAGGGATAGGCGACCATCTCCGCGAGCGAGAACCCATAGAGTGCGCCGACGAGGAGTTGACGGAGACGGGCCTCCCAGCTAGGGAGACTTAGGACCCGACCATCCCACTCGATGACCGGAGCCGAGTAGCCGCCGAGACCGAGCGTTCGACGAATGACCTCCGCCGCAGCCTCCGACGCCGCAGAGTCCGGAGCCGGAGCGACGTCCCACGTCGCGGAGGTCGCGAGCCCGAGGAGGGCCTGAGCTCCTACCGCACATGGAGCGCACCGCATCGCCTGACGATACGCCGCGATGCGAGGAGCGACCGCGACGAGGCGCGTGTTCGTCTCCCCGTCATTGACCGGGAGAGACTGAGTCCCGACGCCCTGACCTGGTACGGCTTCGGGAGCGGAGTAGCTCTGGACTCGGGTCGTGATAGCCACGGGCCAGAGACTAGCACATACCGTCAGAAGATGCACACCCCGTCAGGACACGCACACCGGAGCGTGCTCGAGGCGTCCGATGCGACCGTCTACCGATGCTCGGGCCAGAGCTCCGCGAGCCTCGGTCCTGACGGGGGGAGTGCAAAGAGTAGCGCGTCTCAATGGGGCCACGGACCGGAGTCCGCGGAAGGAGTGCGAGCGCGAATCGTCGCGCGCTCATATTCCGCGCTTCAATGGGGCCGCGGACTAGCCGCAGAGAGGAGACGCGCTGTCAAAGAATGGCCGGGGGCGAGGCCTAGACTCAGCACATGCGCCGCGAGACCATCCCACGACACACGCTTGACTCGCGGGTTAGGG